CCCAATTACCCGCAAAATGGGTTGGGAAGGGGGGCCTAATGTGATAATATCGGCGCATGAACCGACTCCCACCCGAACTCCACATTGTCCACGGCACCAAAGCCGAACACAAAGGCAGGCCGCTGCCCGAAGCCATACGGCAACGTATACCCAAACCTGTTTGGCTAGACAATCCAGACTTGTGGGACATGGACGAATTCATTACCACCACCGCCGATTTTTTGTGGGACACCTACGGCATTGGCTCGGCGCAAGATCAGCATTTGCTGGGCGCTTTGGCTTTCCAGCTTGACGTTTTTGTCAAATGTATCAAAGGATCGAGAGCCGGTGGGCCAGTGACTAAATTTAACGCCGGTGCTACTGTTGGGACAAATCCATACCTGACAACCGGCGAACGTGCCTTGGGCCGAGCCATTATGATAATGAATGAATTGGGCTTAACACCCAGGGGCAGGCTGGCAACCAACAAAGTAGAAAGCGGCAAATTTGCTGCACTGATGGCTGGCCCGTGAACTTTGAAGATGGCATCCTGTATGCCGTGCGAGTTGTCAAAGGCGAGATACCTGTTTGCCGAAACGTAACCCTGGCCTGCCAACGGTTTTTGAATCAGGTAGAAGATAAGTCTTGGGCATACGAATTTCATGCTGATTTTGTAAACCATTTTTTGATGTTTGCCAGCGAGTTGCGGCACACCAAAGGCCCAGACGCAGGAAAGTTATTGGTGTTGGAACCGTGGCAGCTATTTATAGTCTGTGCCATTTACGGGTTTCGGAACAAACGCAACAAAGCCCAGCGCATGGTCACAGACGTGATTGTGTTTGTACCCCGCAAGGCAGGCAAATCAACACTGACAGCAGTCATTGCCCTGTACGAACTAATCTGGGGCGAAGCAGGCGCAGAGGTCTATACCCTGGCAACAACCCGAGAGCAAGCCGGGATTGTGTTTCACGCAGCTACTGGGTTTGTTGAGGCCATGCCGCAAAACATTGCTGCCTTGTACAACGTCAGCAGGCACCAGATAACCAAAGCAGGCGACAGTCAGACAGTATTTAAAGCATTATCCCGAGACACAAAAAAGACTGGCGATGGAATGAACCCAGCCTGCGCCATTGTGGACGAAGCCGCCCAGATTGTTGACCGCAACAGCATAGAGGTACTGCACAGCGGCATGGTTGCCAGGCTTAACCCGTTGCGGATTTACATTACCACCGCCAGTTTTACCAAGGAAACCAAATTCCATGAAGATTTAACCCTAATGGAATCCATGCTGACGGGCGAGGCTACTGATAACCCGCATTGGTTTGGTTTGCTGTACAGCTTGGACGCTGGCGATGATTGGCGTGACCCAAGCACTTGGGCCAAAGCAAACCCAATGCACGGCATATCAGTTTTTGAGAGCGCAATTGCTGAACGGGCAGAAATGGCAAAGCACAAGCCTGCTGCGCTAAACGAATTCCTGTGCAAGACTTTAAACGTGTACGTAAGCGCCAATAGCGCCTGGGTTGACCGAGCATACTGGGATGATGCCAAATGCGCCCTGGTGCCCGGTAGACAGCCCGAGGCGGTGTTCATCGGATTTGACCTTGCAGCTACCCGCGACCTTAATGCCGTCTGCACACTCAAGCGATTTGCTGATGACGACTACGAAGCCGAATTTAAATTCTTTTTGCCGTCAGACGGCTACGATTTAATTCCAAAGCATTACGGCGACATTTTTGCCGTGGCCCGAGCGTCAGGCATTTTGCACATCACGCAAGGCAATGTCATGGATGACAGGGAAATCAGCGAGTACATTATTAAGCAATGCGAAAAATACGAAGTTAAAGAAATTGGCTTTGATGCCTACAACGCTGCTAGCCTAGTGGCTCGGCTTAACGATGCTGGCCTGCCGCTTAAAAAAGTGGGTCAGGGCATGGCGGTATTAAGCAACCCGTCAAAACACGTAGAGAAATTGCTGATGCAATACAGTATTAAGCATGACGGCAACCCGTTTGTTGGCTGGCAGCTTGGCAATTGCGAAGTCTATGAAGATGTTAACGGCAACGTCAAAGTGCGGAAAAACGAAGCTGACAAGTCTGCCAAAGTAGACGGCATTATCTCCCTCATAATCAGTATGCACTGCAATCTTGATAATCCAGTACAATCAGGGTTCGGTTTCAGAACTTTTTAAGGGGAAATCATGGCTTTATTTGACATTTTCAAACAAAAACAAGTCAAAGAATCCAATTCAATGTTTGGGCAAACTGCCCTTGGCAACAATGTATTGTGGGGCAGTAGCAACAAATACAACAGCGCCAATAGCCAAATACTCTACGTCACCACGGGTAGCAGCACAGACGCTGGCAGGCCGGTAGACATGAGCATGATGAGCCGTAATTCAACGATTATGGCCTGCGTAGGCGCAAAAGCCAGGGCGATGGCTCAACTGCCTGCCCGGATTATGTGCGAGATGGATGACGGCAGCTATCACGATGCCTGCAAAAGCCCACAGGTCAGCGCTCGAGACAAAGCAAAAGCCAAGCAAGTTGCTTACCTGCTAAACAATCCTAATAATTTTCAAAGTGCCTACGAATTCTTTTACCAGTACATCATGTGGCACGAACTCAGTGGCGAGGTTTACATTTTGTGGTGGCGCAAAGATCAGGAAAGCAGCACCCAAACCCCGCTGGAAATGTACGTTTTTGACAGCACGTTAATCAGTACTACGGTGAATGTGACCCGTTATCCTAGCTACAGACTCAGTACCCCGGCTTACGGATTTAATCGAGATGAACCGCTTGCAGCCCATCAAGTCATGCACCTGGTTGACGCCGCCTGGCAGGGTAATGGCGGTTTCAATAAAGGAATTTTGGCAGCAGAACTGATTGGCCTTGACCAAGATATTGACCTGTACGCTAATTATGTAATGCAAAACGGGGCCAAGCCAAGCGGTATGTTTGTCACCGAGAACGTCATTCCTGATGGCAAATATAAAGAAATTGCGGCACGGCTAAAAGAGGCTTGGTCATCAATGACAGGCAGTCGCAACGCAGACCCCAGCAAGCCAGGGCAAGGAATGTTGTTAGATCAGGGCATGAAATATCAGCCGCTGGATATGCTGACGCTGCAAGATACTGACTGCGCCAAACTCAAAGAACAAACCATGAAACGCATTTGCGGTTTGTTTGGCGTCCCACCTGCCATGATTGGCATTGCCGATCAGAAATACAACAACACCCAAACTATGCTGGATGAGTTTTACAAAAGCAGTATGTACCCGCTGCTGGTAAATGTCCAACAAAAGCTAAAACAGCATCTGCTTGTTGGATACCCGAATTTGTGTGTAGAATTTGACACAAGGGCATTTTTGCGTGGTTCACCCGTAGATCAAATGAATTTTTCGGTGGCTGGGGTAAATGCTGGCATAATGACACAAAATGAGGCACGGGAATATCTTGGCATGAAAAATATGGACGGTGCAGACGAATTGAAAGCAGGAAAACCTGGTGATACAATTCCTGGCAGCAGCCCTCAAGATACTGGCGGTGGCGGCGGTGGACAGACAAGGAAAATGAACATTGGCAAATAAACCACACGTTCCGCACAATCTGTTACTATTGCTCGCAAAATATCGGTCAAAAAAGCCGCAGACAATACACGATATGGATAAGACCAAAACCAACGAGGTAATCCATGAACGAAATGCTAATCGTCTGCGAAGCAAAACTAAATCTGAACCAGCAACCCGGCACAATTGAGGCCAGGGTCACAAGCTGGGGGCCACGAGAAGGCGCAGACGGGCGCAGGTTTAATTATCAAGCTGAAGGCTTTGCAGACTGGGCCAAAGAGTTTGAGGCAATGGGCAGGCCGCTACCCATGTTTGTCAATCACAGCGCAGATGCAATCCCCGTTGGTGAATGGATGCGCTTTGAGTTTGACGATACCGGCATGACTGCCAGCGGCAGGCTGTACACCAACACCACGCAAGGCAGCGACCTTTACAACGTAATGAAAGAATCGCCAGCCATGTTTGGCGGGGTATCTGTTGGCGCTTACGCAGAATCGTATCAAATGGTCAACGCTGACGGCGAACCAGATCAGTCGGATGAGGCATATTTTCAAATTACCAAAGGCGGCTTGCGGGAAGTGTCCGTGGTTATGTACCCCAACAATCCCGAAGCCTGCGTCAGCAAGCTGGAATACTTTAGGCCCGATGGGTCTGCAAATTTAAAGATTTTAGAGCAAGCCTTGCGTGATGCTGGGCTATCTAAAAGTGATGCGGTTGCCGCTGCATCGACTTTCAAAAAGGTATTGGAGCAGCGTGATGTTGTCCAAATCCCGAATGAAATTGCGCCGAACCAGAGCGACTCTGATGCGGAGGCAACCATACTCGCAGCCCTTGAGCAGCGGGAATTACTGCAAACTTTGTCTAACCGTCTAAGGAAATAATCATGTCCCAAGTCATCATTGAAAAACTTGACGCTATCGAAGCCGCCAACGCCGCTAAGATTGCTGAAGTTACCAGCGCAGCTACTGCTGCAATTGACACTGCCAAAAATGAAATGGCTGAGAAAATCTCGGCGCTAGAGGCAAAAATTAGCACTCTGCAAATGCCGCCTGTTATCCGCATTGCTAAAACAATTCGCACTGACGTTAATCGTTCTGTGCGTGAGCAACTGAAATCATTTTATTCCGCAAACAATCGGGTGGAAAAACCACTGAAGATTTTTGCCGATGAAAGTCAATATTTGGCCTACATGAACGAAGCCTCTGCACTAACCGGCGGCGGCAATGGTATTGGTGGACGCACTGGCTACGACCCTGTGTTTGCAGCAATGCGCTTGGCTAATCCCATGCGTGGTTTGAGCCGCACTGTTGTGACTGATGGCTCTAGCTATCAATTCCGCAGCAAAACCGGCAATGCTGGCGCAACCTGGGGATATACCGTTCAAAACAACGGCGGCGCAACCACGCAAGACATGAATATCTGGCAACTGGTGCTGCAAGATTTGAACGTGCAATTCCCTGTCCGCACTGCTGCATTGGACGACATCGATGGGTTGGAAGGCACCATTGTTGACGATATGCTAATGGAGTTTGCCCAGGCCGAAGCGCAATCCATGATTCAAAACAGCGATCAAACCAACTCGCCTAATACCTACGGCGGCACATCCGGTTTGCGTGGTCTAGATCAGTATCCTGGCGCAAATGCTACCTATACCGGAGGCACTACGAGCGCAGCGGCATACGGCACCAGCGGCACAGGCAGTGCTACCGGCTTGCACAGCATTGCAACTTACGATCAATTGACTAGCAACGTCAACACCGTTGGCGCAAATGCAATTACTTACAAAGACGTTATCAATCTTTGCTATGCATTGCCGCAACAATATTGGACGACTAGCGCCTGCTTTATGGTTAACCCTGTGCTGGCTCAAGCCATTCGTGGCTTGCAAGACACCAACGGGCGTCCAATTTTCAACTCAATGGAATCGCTGAATCCAGACGGCATTATTGGGCAATTGTTGGGCTTTAATGTTGTTATGAACAAGTATCTCGACAACCCAAGCCAAGCAACTACCGGCAGCGCAGGAACCACATCGTTGTACCCAATGTATTTTGGGAATTGGCAGCTTGGTCACAGCATCATTGATCGGATGGACATGGTAATGCGCCGCTACGACCAGACGACCCCAGGCTCGATTACGTTCTATGGCGAAAAACGGCTGGCAACCAGCATTCGTGACCCGAACGCCATCATCCGTTATCGCTCGACCGGCACAGCGACTTAAGTTGCCATTGCAGGGGGAGGTTGGACTTCTCCTGCCTTTTTTAACTATTCGGGAAAATCAAATGACTACAGCACGCATTTTGTCGGGCATTAAACAAACGCTACACGAAGGCCATGCTGTCAAAATTGATTTGACCGAAGCCTCTGCCCTCACTGGTTCTGGAAACGGAATCGGTGGGCGCACTTTCTTTGATAACGCTTTTGCTGCACTTCGATTTGGTAATCCCATCCGAGAAGCGGCACGAGTAATTCCTGCCTTTGGCTCCAGCGTGCAATTTGTCGCAAAAACAGGTAACGCTGCAAATTCCACAAACCCTTGGCTTTACGCTGCAACTCCAAACTCTGGCTCACCTAACACCGCCACAAGCATTTGGCAGTTGCCAACCCGTGTTGTCAGCGCCAGCCTGCCGGTGCGAACAGCGGTGATGAGCGACATCAATTATTTAAATGAAACGCTGGTTGAAGACATGATGTTGGAATTTGCACAGCTTGAGGGTGCAAGCATGATTCTCAACAACGATCAAACTGGCTCAACCACCACAAGCACCGGAAGCACCAATGGTTTGCGTGGCTTAAATTATTATGCAAGCGGCTCTGCTGCGTATGGGTCATCTGGCACAGCAATTACGGACGGCATCCATACGCTATTGACGGTATCGCAAAATGCCGCTGCAATTTCTTACGATGATTTAGTAAATTTGGCGCAAAATTTCCCAGCACAATATTGGAGTTTGCCAGGAAATGCTTGGATGATGCATCCAGACACAATCCATGATTTGCGACAACTGAAAGCCGCAAGCAGCGGTAACGCCAGCCGATTGTTAGCAGAAACAGGCGATGACGATGGCGGCGCTGTAGCTAATTTGTTTGGCTGGCCTGTGATTCCAAACCCAAACATGGAAACCATTGCCGCAGGAAAATTTACGATTTACCTTGCTAATTGGCCCAGGTTTGTAACTATTGCAGACGTAGAGGAAATGATTGTGCAAGCAATGGAGCAAAGCGCACCGGGATTTATTACTCTGTACGCCGAGCGCCGAATGGTGTCTACCGTGCGTGACCCGTTTGCAGGCGTGCGTTTGGTTGGGGTCTAAGAATGTCCAGCGAAATCCTTGGCGCTCAAGGTGGGGCAACCCGCAACCCGTTCAATTACGCGAAAGTCGAGCAGGTAAATCGGGATGTAGTGACGCCCTGGCTCACGCTGGATGAAATTACTCAACAGCTAAATCTGTTTGATGACGAAAGCCAAGATGACTATTTAAGCAGCCTGGAACTGGCGACCAGGTTTGCCATAGAAGATTATCTCGGGATGTCCATATTTTCCATGACGTATCGGGTTTGGTACGGCGCTCAAGGAACCATTACCGCACCAATGGCTCTTGACTTGCCAGAAGTCAGCCAGAATTTATACCCTACGCAAGCAGGCATAACAATTAACTCTGTTGGTTATTACAACAACAGCGCACCGCCTACCCTTACTTTATTAACAGCATCAACCTACTACTACGATGCCAGCGGCAACCGGGTTATTTTGACCAGCCTGCCCACAATCACAAGTGACATGGCAAACCCAATTGTCGTGAATTACACCACTGCCGCCAACCCGTTGCAAACGTATCCCGCAATCAAACAAGCTGGCTTGTTGCTACTCACGCACCTGTACAACCAGCGCAGCAACAGCACCGAAGCATCGCTAAAAAATATTCCGTTTGGCGTAGATACACTGTTACGTCCGTATAAAGAATTGGTCATGTAATGGCGATTGCACGTTTTGAAAACATTGCAATCAACAATCTTACCTTTAGCTTGACAGCTTTTGGTGAGCAAACCACGACCACAACAAAATGGTTTGACACTCGGGCCACAGTGTCGGCTGTAGGCAACAATTTAAAAATCTCGGAAAAATATCGGCTGTACGATAACTTAGTGCGGTTCCGTTTAAATTACACGCCGCATATGCAAACAATAGCCAACGCTCAGCATCTGTTTAGCATCACGTACAGGGCGCAAGATTGGCGCATCAACGATGTGCAGGAATCAGACAATCGAATGAGCGTATTGATAATGTGCTATCGCAATGAACCGGTAACTGCAACGTGACCGCACAGCAAAATCCAGTTACATATGCCAAGGCCATCCAAGCGGCATTGACCACTATTGTCACTCCGGTCCCCGTCTACGCCACATTTAACCGCAACTTTGCCACCGAGCCAAAATTTATCACCTGGATGCTGCGAAATGTTCACCAACCGGTTTACACCGGCATTTATCAATCTGTCAAAGGCATTGATACGCCAGTATTCCAAATCAGTATTTTTACTCAAGTTATCGAAGACGGTTTTACAATCAGCAATCAGATACTACAATCACTGCACGGCTACAGCGGATTGTTTGGCGGTGCAACCTACGGCATACAGATCAGCAAGGCCGATGTGCAATGGCTTTACAACACATACGACAATGATGAGAAACTTGGACAAGTAATCTTAGATTGCACACTAGATATACCGACCTGATAAGACAATAAATTTTCTTCTACCTCAACAAAGGAACTTATCATGGCTCTCCCGACAAAAATATTACCCGGCTTTTCGGCCACTTTGTACGCTCAACCCAGCGCAACGCCAACGCCTTTAACCGTGGCTAATTTAAGCACTTTGGGCAGCGTTTCGCCATTGGCAATCAGCGGTAACGTAGTGCCTGTCGAAGCAATACCGGCATTTGGGCAAGACGATGCGGTTGCATCTTTTATGGTGGCTGGCTCCCGTCAATCTGACAAAATCCCTGTTCAATCAGCGCCGACAAGCATGAGCATCACAGCAGCTTGGAACCCAAGCGATACCGTACTGCTGCTCCTGCGTGCAGACGCCTACAACGGCACCATTGACCGCACCTACGTGATTGCCGCAACTGATGGGACAAACACCATTTATTACGCATTTAATGGGCGAGTCGGCCAGTGGACGATTGATAGTGCACCAGGCGCCGAAGCCAAGGTTAATTTCACGATTCATCCGCGTGGCAATCAGTATGGCTGGAGCAACACGGTATGACCGCAATAGATGCGGTGCTGGCAGAAATGACTGCCAGTTACGGCGACCTGGCTGCGCTTGCACGGCAACAGGTAGTCAGCGCAGAGGAAATAGCCGAAGCGTTGGCACAGGTAGACACAGACTCAGCGGAGTATGTCTGCTTAAAACTTTTGGAAACAAATGTCCGAAAAAATACAGAACACGAATGACCTACTGAATTTTCTGGTAACTCAAGCCGAATCTCGCAAGGATTGGTTTGGGTTTACCCAGCAAAAAATGACAGGCATCCAACTGGTGCATCAAATAGCTGCAAATCATGCCGACACAATGACGCCAGAGCAAATAGTAAAATTTGTCGTAGAACTTAACAATTTAATGTACAAAGATATTATCCGAGGATGACATGAGCGTCAGCATAAAACTTGAAGGCGTTGGCAGTGTCCAGGCAGTCTTTCGAGAATTAGCAGACGAAATTGGCGACAAAAAAGCCAATAGCAAAATTCTAGTTCCAGCAGTACGGGAGGCCATGAAACCAGTATTGGCAAAAGCTAGGGCAGATGCGCCAGTAGACACGGGTGGTCTTAGGCGCAGTTTACAAGTAGAGGCTCGCCGTCCTAATCGCAAAGACAAGCGGTCAAAATACATTGCTAACACTGACACAGTTATCTCGTTAGTGACCACAGCACCCGGCAAAAAGTTAGCCAAGCTGGGCATAAAAAGCGATGCGAGGGCAATAGCGCAAGAGTTTGGTACTGCTAAACATCCAGCGCACCCATATTTGCGTGTTGCGTTAGAATCACAATCGACAAGTGTAGTAAACAATCTTGCTGGAATACTGGCAAGACGAATAGACAAATACAAGAAAGCAAATCTATGACAAGACTATCCAGCGCACTGGGAACAGGCGCAGAATTCCGCATCAAAAAATTTGATCTTGGAGGCCACGCCTTCCGAGTGCGAGTGCCACTGGTCAGCGAAAGCGATGCCATGCACAGTCGCATCATCAAACCAGACAGCGCAGCAATTGACAAAATTTACGCTGACCTGACAAAATCCCTAGACGAATTTAAGACGTTGAAAAACGAAGACTTAGTTTTTACCGAAAACGATGTGGTTGTGTCTGGGCGATCAATGCGGGAAGCTGCCACAAACAAAGCAATGATGGAGGCACGCATCACCGAGATGATTCGCCTGCTACAGCCAGAAAACCCAGCCAACACTCTGGACGACATTACCTACGCTGAAATAGAACAAGAATGGCCCTTGAGCGTCCAGCTTGCGTTAGTGGAAAAAATCAATGAAGTCATTAGCCCAGGCTACAAGGAGACACGGGGAAACTAATTGGCTCATTGAGGGAGCAAGTCGCAGCGGCGCTAATCTTCAATGGGCACACACCAGAATCAATTGCTGCCCTCGATCAAATCACCATGCTGCAAATTCAAACAATGTACGCTGATGGAGTGCTGGGCAATCATGGCCTGCTGGCGCAGCTTGCAGTATTGACAACCGGCGTCTTTAACTACATCAGACCGCCTCACGCAGCCCCGTACCGGCTTGCTGGCACGCTCGGCGCAGTACACGACTACCTGTACCCTCCAGCCAGCCAAGAACAGCTTGCAGCGCAGGCCAATGACAGTCTGTTAGCTTTTATGGTGCAGGCACCAGGTTTCAATTCGGAGAAATTCAATCATGGCTAACATTGCTCGG